CCAAAGAACTGTCCCCACCGAGCGAGATGGGCAGCACATGGTCAATGCTGACTTCGGCAATAGCGATTTCCTTACGGCAGAGCCAACAATCGGGCCCAAACCGCTCGGCCAAGAGGAAGACCAAGTTCGCCCTCTTCTTGAGGTTCTTGAACCTGATACGCTCAGGAAACCGCTGGAGATATAGCCGAACGACCTCTCTGCGGCGTTCTCGTTGCCTCGCCAAAATCGTGGATCGGTTCCTAGCGTAATATTGCCTTCGGTGCTCTCTCGTTCGTTCTGGGTTGGCAGCTTGCCATGCCGCCGTTCTAGCCGATGCTGCTCTCTTGTATTCGGGATTAGATCGGCGTTTCGACGCCCTCTCCCGAATCCGCTCAGGATGGCGTTCTCGGTAACGCGCTTCGATTGATCGCCGCAGAGCTCGCTTATCTTCTTGCGAAGAGACGCTGTTGACTCGCCGTTTCGCCACAACGGGACGCCCCGCTGCCATACGCCTTTGCCGCATGTAGCAAGCACCACAGAGTCCCTTCGCATATAGCCGATCACGTCCACATTCCTGACAGAATTTCCCCTTCCCGATCTGCTCCGCTCCAGGCATAGCTACTCCCTCCCTTGATTGCTCTTGGGAGAGAGTATACTACAACACACAGGTCGTTTCTACGCGCCATCGGCTGTAATCTGGCTTCCCCAGTGCGTGTAGGCGCCCACGCCGGCGTTATAGTCAGCGACCGCTCGCAGGATGGTGCCCACGAAGTTGGATTCCTCGAAGGTCTTCATGTCCCACTCCTTGCTGATGGCAAGGTGCAATGCTTCCTTCGAGAACATGCCGCAGATGAAATCGCCGGAGCCGTTCGCGGCCATGTAGGAGTCCACGAAGCCCTTGACGCCGACAATCATCATGTCGTTGGGGATCGCGTACTGCTCGATGAGGGACTGCGAGAGCCCCTCGGGGATCCAGGGGTTCGCGTTGGCGACCGCTCCCTGAAGGCCAAGGTTGGTAATCAGGTCCTCCACCGGAATCGGCGCTAGCACGTAATACAGCGGCGCTGGAGCAGGACCGCCGTTCGCACGAGTCACCGCTTGGAGTAGCCGTCGCGCAGTCCGCATGACCGCGATAGTCAGGTCGGTGTTGGTTGTCCCTACATCGTTGTCGGTGTGGAAGTTCGCAAACTCGGCTGTCAGGTCGTCGTCAATGTCCTCCGCTTCCGCCATCGCCAGCCAGCGCGAAACTGAGGCAATGAGGTTGTCGCGGGAGTGGTACTGCGCCCGCTCCGAGATGCGCACCTTCACCGCTCGAAGCGTCGGCGTAATCGTGGTGCTCGTATAGTCGAACTGAGAGGTGGTGACGATGTCGTCGCCCTCAGTCGGCGTCAGGATGGTCGGGCTGGAGTTCCACCTTGGAATCTCCGCCACGTTCCGTCCCTTTGGAATCGGGATTCTCGTTACAAGGTTGACCATCGGCGAGAAGCCGGGGAGCTGCGCCACTGTCGCGGCAATGAGCTCCTGCGTGCTCTCAGCGATATTTGCTGCTAAGGTGTCCGCCACCTATATTCCTCCTAGCCAAATCCGAGCGCTTTGTTCCGCGCTGCGGCCATTACTTTGTCGAATTCGTCACGGCTGACCGACTGGGTATAGGTCTGGCCGTCATCGTTTGGCCCCCACAGCCCATCAGCCATCGCCTTCGCGAGGCCAGACATAGTGCTGAGGTCAGGGCCGCCACGCCCACCACTGGGGCGCATTGTCCGTGCGTCCTGCAAACGCGCCTGCTCACGATAAGGGGACAAAGCCTCAAGCTCTGCCTTCAACGATGTGATCTCGGCTTGCGCCTCTGCCCGCCCTTCCGCCCGTGCCTTCGCAACAGCAGTCGGGATGAAGCGCTCTGCCCATTCATCCGCGCTGGCGGCATCGAGCCCCAGGTCAAGGTCAGCGTCGTCCTTGAACCCCGCTTTCTCGCGGACAATCGTGTCGCGCACATACCGCTCGACGGAGCCACTGTTGGCTTCCGCTTGTCGTGCGCGTTCCTGAGCACGGTACTGCGCGAGCTCGGCATCTCTTGGATCGACATCGATGTCGTTCTCCTTGAGCCGAGCGTTGGCCTGCTCTAGCTTGGCCTCAGCGATGAGCGCCCGTGACTCCGCTGCCCTACGCGCTGCATCCCGCTGGTCAGCCGTAGACTGCCATTTGCGAGATTCCGTCTCTAGAGCGGCGATACGTGCTTCGATATCGGGAGTGGGAGTAGCCTGTGGCGTTGCATCTTGGGGAGACGGCTCCGCAGACTCTCCCTGTGCGGCGGGTTGGGACTCGCTCTGGACCTGGCCCTGCGAGCGCTGCTCCTCGACGCCAGACTTGCCCTGCTCCCCAAAAGCAAGGCCAGTCGGCTCGGCCGAAGTCGCTGTCACTGCCACGATCTGCACCTCCCGATAGCTGCCAATAGAAAAAGCCGCCCATTTCTGGACGGCTTTGTGACCGATGTTTGTGTTGTGTCGTTTATTCAGTTGTTCGCGCTAAATCCTTACATAGCAACCTGTAAGGTGTCAACAATAAGTGTCTCTAGGGCCACTTTCAGCGCAATAAACTGACGACAGAGACGACATCGGTAGAGATAACCCGCCTCGCTAAGCCAGTGGGCGCGCCGCATCGGTTCGAAGTCTTTGACTTCTTGTTGACGCTGACACCAAGGACAGGTATATGTTGGCTTCATATGATAGTGCTCTGGAAGGTAGTCGGCCTCAGTTGGCTCATCGCCATCGGGCTTGTGGCTCTGGCGAACGCGACTTCTGGCGGAGTGGTGGCCATTTCATCAGTCAACGAGGTTGCCAACTTCCTCGCATTCGATATCCTCCGTCCGCTTTTGATTGCCGCTACAGGAACGCTTGCTCTCATCTCTGCTATCCAATGGGTAAGTACAAGGCTGAAACAAGCTCGCTAGCGTCCTAACCGTTCTCGTAGGCTACCGCCAGAACCAGCACCAACAGGCGCTCTCGGCTGCGTTCGCGTTGGCGTAGTTGGCCTACTGCTGCTGCTAGTGCCTTTCCGCTTAGGTTCTCCAAAGAGTCCTTGGCCGATGGTTTCTCCAATACCCTTTGCCTCTCCGAACGTTTGAACGCCAACACCAAACACGGCAGGAACGTTTGCTAAAACACCGGGAATGCCTTCATCCAAGGCGGCTTGATAAATCTCGTTCACAAAAATTGGGACAAGCTGGTCTATAGCCTGGCCTGCAGGAGTGGCTGTCGCTCCCGTCGGATCAGTCCCTGCCTGCACATTCGTTACTGCGCCCGGTGTAGGCGCAAGCTTAGAGCGGATGAAGTCGCCGACCACGTTAGGCTCATCGAAAGAGATGAGGGGAGTGTAACGTTCCACCTCACGCACTTTGCCAGCGTTGGCTCCGGTCACAGTCTTGCGCTGACCAGTGGCAAGTTGAGCAAGATAACGCGCAATCTGCTGGTACCCTGCCCAAAAGTCGTAGCGAGTATTCCCAAATCTCACCTTACCGAAGTCACTGGACCGAGGATCAAGTTCAACATCAGCTCCAGCAGCAGCCAAGAGTCCCATAGCTGCAGCACCTGTGCCGTAGAACTTCCATAGCGCGTTCGCTACCTGTTTGCGGATAACCGGGTCAGCGAGATTCGTCACGTTCTCAATGCGGCTAGTGAAGAAACGAGGCGAGAAGAACAGAGCATTGAGCACTGGCCCAGCACTCTGTAGCGGACCTAAACGCCCTCGTCCGGTGCCAGCGTTGATAAAGTTGGCGAGGGACTGATAGTTCTGCGCCGGTACATCGCCCCATTCTTTGGCAATCGTCTCGAACACTTCCATGCGTAGCTTGTTGAGGAAGGTTGTGTAAGCCCGCTCCGAAGCGCTCACCCAGGGGAGCTTCGACGCCAGCTTAGACATGAACGCCTCCTCCTTTTGGTTGAGCGCTATCTTGCTGCCTTGTCCTCGCGGAGCGAAGTACAAACCAGCATCCTGCGCTGTCTGGAAGAACGGCGACGTGACTATTGAGTCGTCCACTGCTTGTGCATACTTTTCGGAGCCAACAGCTTTGACCATAGCGCCAAACGCTTTAGCCCACTCAGTTGGACGCGATGGCAAGAAGTAAGCACCCTGCCGCAGTGGAGCGCTCAGGTCGAACGATGATTTCAGTGAGCGAGGCAGGTTGGCAAGGTCTAAAACGCGCTGTCCGAAGGTTGGAGGCCGACCTGAATCAGTGGTAGTGGGCGGCATAGGAGGTTCTGTTGGAGGAGGTGTCCCACCACGCGCAACAATACTCTGTCTCAGCAACTCTTCAGTGGATGGCGTCGCGGCTTTCCTCGCCTGTGCCGCAGCGCCTATCTCAGCCCCGATAGACTGGAAGTCTTCGAGTGTTGGGTTGGGACTGCGAATGATGTCCTGGAGCCGCCCGTAGAGAGGGGCTAACTCGGGCGCGTCTTCTATGCGAGGAAGCCCCGCCTCGTTCCAAATCTTGTTTGACTGAGCGTATGCTACTGACCGTTCCTTGGCACTAAATCCAGGCTCAGGAGCAGCCTGCGCAACGTCCCCTGCTGGCACAGCGGCAGGTGTCTCAGGCGGCGGCGCTTCGACGCCGTATGGCTTGAAGAACGAATCTGCCTTCGAATGGGCAATGGCCCGCTGCTGCGGCGTTGTATCGATAACTGCTACCGTAGGCTCAGGAGCAGCCTGCGTAGCGTCCCCTGTAGGCTCAGGAGCAGCCTGCGTAGCGTCCCCTGTAGGCTCAGGAGCAGCCTGCGTAGCGTCCCCTGTAGGCACAGCGGCAGGTGTCTCAGGCGTCTGAGGCTCTGATGGTGAAGACATTTTACGGAGTTGTTTGCGCGCTTGGGTTCCCCTCGCAGCAACATTGGCCCTAGGAAATTGTCTATCCAGGTTCGCAGCAGCCTTGCGCGCTCGATTTTCCAGCAGTGTTGCTTCTGCAATTTCAATATCGTCAAACCCAGCCTCTCGTAGTTGGTCATACTCCGCCCTACCTATCTCCGCTACGTTAAGGGAGTGACCCCGCTCATTAGCCACTGCTGCTCGATTGTGGCCATCTAGTATCAGCAACCTACCGTCCGGCTCTCGGATGGCTGTAATGGGGTCGAACTTGCTCGTCGGCAACTTGCGCAATGACGCTATATTTGTCTGTTCAGTCTCACGGAAGACTAGCTCCCTCGCTGGCTGTCGTTGTAGCCGTACAAACCCTTCCTCTGCTCCGACCAATTGCCCGAGAGATTGAGGTTGTCGCAGCCCCACAAAGGACTGCTGGAGCCGCCTCACCGCAAGCCTTGGATCGGCAAATGATGCGCTGAGTCCAGGCGCCTCGACAAAGACCTCACGCGCACCGGAGAGCATCGTCTGCAGACGCGACGCCTGCTGTGGCGTGAGACGCCTGCTCACCTGTACCGCAACTCGCCCACTGCCCTCGTTGAAGATGCGCACCGCACCGGAAGCAAGCAGCCTATCGAGAGACGTGCCTGCCTGTTCCGCAAGCTGCTCATGCAGCACGCCTTCAGGCCCGGCAATCACATCGCCCTGGTTCAGAATGAACCGCGCATTGCGCTCGCCAGCTATGTCATCAGGCGCAATGCCAGGGAGTCGGCTGCGGAGCGTCTGTTGCGGTAGGAAACGCCCGGCGACGGCTTCGGCTGCCTCTCCGACTCCCCGTCTAGCCAAACGCCCACCGAGAGAGCCAAGGCGCCCAACAGGGACGAGGTTCTCAGGACTCAGAACCGCTCCTGCCACACCCCTTGCTGTGAGGCGTCCTAGCGGCGTATCAACTGCAGGCCCTTCGCCGAAGCCAAAGCCCTCTTCCAAGATTGGCTCAGCCGTCGGTAGCGCACCCAATACGCTAAGCGCTGGTCCTAGGCCGAATGGAAGGTTGCCAAGGATAGGATTCGCACGCCGCTCTGCCTCGCGTTGCGGGATCGTACGGATGCCCTCACCTAACTCACGGCCGTAAGCGCCAAGGCCACGACCGAGACGGTCAGCTAGGGAGCCACCAAAGGAGAGCCGTGCGCTTGGCGCTGCGCGGTTCAGACGTTCAAGGAACTCAGGCGTCAGCGCTGGACCAGCCTCGTAGCCATCCGCTTCTTCGCCCGAAGGGATATAGCCCGACGATGGACGAGAGTAAGGCGCGAAGTCAGTGGGAGAGTAGTCACCGCCGCTGAAACGGTCGTAGGACGCCTGGTACTTCTGAGCGGCGCCTATCGGGTCGTAAGGTCTCTGCGCCGCCGCAATGAGTTGTCCCGGGCTGCCCTGAAAGCCGCTCTCAAGTAAGCGTCGTATATCCGCCGCGAAACGCTGCGTCTGGCGTACCGGGTCAACATCGCGAGGAGCTTGAGCCCCACGACCACGAACATGCTCCTGGAACGGGCCAAAGGACTGCCCAGCATCGCCAACACGCGCGTAGTACTCGTTGGGATCGTCATAGAAGCCACCCTCATTTTCGACCGTTGCCAAGGCAAGGTATGGGTCAATGCCCGACTCTTGCGCTGTTCGGTATATGGTGTCTCGGATGCCACCAAAGGATGGTTGCCCATAGGCACGGCTGACAAGGCTCGGCACATCAGGGCGCACCGAGGTACTGCCGCTGTAGCGGCGCCCTAAGCGCTCTCGGAGACTCAAAGCTCTCCCCGTACCGCCTTCGCCTGGAGCTCCACTGCTTCCTCTAAGGTCAAATCAGAGCCAAGGAGACGTGAGCGTATCTCAGCCCTCAGAGGCGCATTGACGTAGCCAGCAGGAGCAGCAGGACGGTCATCTACCTCAGCTGGCGGCACCACCTCCTGTTCAGCTACCTGCCAGTGCGTCGTGCCGTCCTGCGTGGTGTAGGACTCGAGAAAGTAGGATTTCATACCGCCTTCTTGTTTGCGCGCCACTCACGGAGACGTTGTCGTTTACAGACCCCACATCTACGCCATCCTTGAGGGGTGATATAGGTATTGCCTTCACGCGGATGACCATAGGGACACACGATAGATCGGGCATTCCGAGCCGTTATCCCCTGTCCTCGTAGGACGTTCTCCGCAAGAGTCACTGGCTCTAAGTGGTCGGGGTTTACGCACAATGGATTGCGACACAGGTGATCTATGTGCAAACCTTCGGGGATCGGCTCGCGCAGCAGTTCATAGCTGTAGCGATAAGCCATAATCGTCTTCCCCTCTAGCCAGAACGACGCATAACCCTTACTGTTAGCTCCGCCACGCCAATTCCAGCAACAATCTGTGAAGCCAACATACGACCAGAAACGCGCGACTGGATCAGTACGCGTCCCTAACCTAACCACGAAGACTTCCCCCATATCCTCCGAACCTAAGACCAGAACCCACTCCCCTTCTAAAAATGGATCGTTGATATTCTTGATCCATCTCTGGGATGCCGCCAAACTCCCTTGCTTCGGTGTTAGCGCTCAGTTCGAATGGCGTGAGGTTGCGTTGGGCCTGCGGCCCCTCGAACCGGAGCGTCCCTGCCGGAAGCGAGGCCAAGCCCACCGGACCGCCTTCCTGTATCGCCGCCATAGCTGGCGGCATCGGCGCCTCTCCCTCAGGAACGCCGCTGCCCCGCTCCAGCGTCGGCACAGCCTTGCCGAGGCCCGCGTACATCTGCGGAGCGCCACGGAGGAGGCTGAGGTAGGTCAGGGGTTGCGCGGTCCTTGCTGCCTGTATCTGTTGTTGGAGCTTGTCGAAGGCGAGCCGCTCACGTTGCATGTCAAGTTGCGCTTGCTGGTAAGGCGTAATCTCGTCGGGATTGCGGCCAGAGCCGAGGAGCGAACCTGTGAGTGTAAGGTTCCTTACTGCTGCGTCATACTCGGCCTGTGAGATTGTCCCTGCCTTCAAAGCAGCCTGGAGCCTTGCTATTGACTGGTCAGAACCACCAGAACCAGACGTACCTAAGAAGCGGCGACGCTGGTATTCGTTGTACTCCTCTTGCGAGATGATGCCAGCGGCTAGCGCTGCTTCAAGGTCACGCTGCGTCGGCGTCCCGCCAGCACCCGCAGCCGTTCCCGTTATCTCATCGAGAATTTTGCCCTCAGCGTCGATGATGTACGTCTTGCCGCCCTGTGTTACCGTCCTCGCGCCAGGTATCCCTAGCGCATCCTCTGCATATTCAGGAGGCAGACCAGCGCCTTCGCCGCCAAAGACGGCTTCGAGCGCACCGCTGAATAGTGGCACGTCGCCAAAGTCACGACGCGACGGCTGCGAGTACGCCTCTAACTGCGCATCGAGGTCATCTATAGCGCTGTCGTCGCCGCGCAGAATCGCCTGCTTGTACTGCTGCAGGATGCGCCGCGCTTGGCCTACCTGCGCCTGTGAGATGTGACCATTCTCGACACCCGCCGCGATGATCTCCTCGATGAAAGCGTCTATCTCCGCAGCGGTCGCATCTTCCTGCCCAAAGGCTAGTCGGTTCGCCTGAACACCAAATTGCAACTTAGGCGCCATTGACCGCTCCCTGTTGCATCTGCTGAGCCTCTAGCTCCTCCTGCGCTTGGAGCATCGCATCAAGGACACACCACTCGCAGGGCTCTGTCTCCCCATCCTTATGCAGCGCATCTCTCGCTGCCACAAACTCCTCAGGCGTGAAGGTGTAAAGGTCGAAGTTAGCCGGCACCTTGTAGAGCGATTGGAGCTCACGGTCATACCCCTCTATCCAGTCCACAAACATCTTGTGGGCCAGCCGCACAACCTCCTCCTCCGTCGTGAGGTCAGGCATTACGGCACGTACCGTTGCTGGTTCTGCGTCGTTCCCGCCATCGCCCTCGCCAGCTCGTTCTGTGTCTCCTGCTCAGCCTGGACGCTCCCCGGCACTGGGAACGTCGGCGTCCCTGCTAGCTCAGCTTCGGTCATTGCGGTCCCGTTGCCATTGCGCCCACGCCTTGCCGCTACACTCCTACGGCCCACAACAAGCGCGTGCGCCGCCATGTAGCGCTCGTTGAGAATCGCTGCAGCCCTCGACCGTTGCGCCTGCGACTCAGGACTGTTGAACATGTCCTCCGCTTGACGCTTGCGTATCTCCGACAACGGATCCTGAACGCGCCCATTCCGCAGCGCGGTCTCGTGGCTAATCGCGCCGCGCTCCCACTCAGAAAGCGCCGCCGCTCGTAGCCTGTCCAGTTGCTCCGGAGGCCCAGCGAATAGCTCGATCTCGACCGCATAAGCACCGTTCACGTCCTCGCTGGTTATCATTTGGTCGATGTCGTGACCGTAAGGAGTCCGACCATAAACGCGGACACCGTTGGGGAACACCTCGTCAATGGAACGCAGGAAAATGGCTGTCCCCTCCTGGAACAAGCCCTGAGCAGCCATCTTGACTGAGAGGATAAGCTGGCGTATCTGCTGCTGCTGTATCTCGGCCTCAGCCGCGCTGCTCGTTCCAGGTTGCCGGATGCCAGCTATAGCACTCGGCACGGTGTCTCGTTCTAGCTCGCCCCGCTGCCACTCCATAAGCCGCCAGATGTCAGGACTTACGGGCAGGTTGACCAGCGCATCGAGCACCACCGTATCAGGGACATACTGCGTGTCGCCGCTCCCTGGTCTCAGGTTGGTAAAGTTGGGATCATTCACCCGAAGACTCGGCATCGTCAGTGTCTCGACAATCAGCTTCGCCCAAGCGTACTGCCGGCTCCGCTCGATAATCGCGCTACGCTGTTGAGTGAGCATGCCGCGTATGATGTTCTCTGGCCGGCTATCGTCGCCCCAGAAGCCCTGACCACCTGTCTTGATAGCGTAGGGAATACCAAACTTGCATGGTTGCTTGATAAGCGGCTCAGTCTTGCCAGCCTCGAAGATGGCATAGGTGTCGTCGTCCCACCACTCTTCGATATCGACCTCGCCGTCCTCATTGAAGTCAGAAGGAACACTGCCGCCAAGCAACTCAACTTCCTGCTTGACCTCATACGCCCATCGCCGGGCCGTCTCCGTTACCCAGCGTGGTTGATTCGGTCCTAAGTCCCAGGTCATCCAGGACGGGCTCGGTGCAGTCACCCAGTACGGGAAATACATCATGCGAGAGCGTTCCCAACGCTTCTTCCGTGTCTCGTACTCGTCTCGGCCCTCGCCGCTCTTGCGCTCAGGCGGCTCTACGCGATAGCCGTCCACATCGGGCAGTATCTTGAGGATACCCACGTCCGAGGCGAACAGGTTCTTGATCGCCTGCCGCCCCGGGTCCTGCTGGTTCTTACCGATGAAAACAAGCTGCCAGAAGCCAGTCCCAGCCTTGCTTCGCTTCTCGGCGGCGTCCAGGTCTCCGTCATCGATGGCCTTGGCATAGACCGTGAGCCACGGTAGGAGTATCTGATCGCTCATCTCGTTGATGATGCGATGCGCATCGCCGAGCTTCAGCGGGTTCTGATTCACCGGGAAGCGGTCATACTTGAAGTCGTTCCGCTCAAGCGCCTGCTCGTTGATGACCTGCTGGCGCAGCGCCGCGAACCGAATGCGGCTCCGGTCTATCGTCTTGCGGATAGTCTCGTTAGAAGTGGTCATTAGGCCGCTCCCATCCAGGACACGACACGCCGCGCCGATACTCCTACGTCCACGCTCCCGAACATCGCCATGACGACCGCGTCCCCGTCGTCGGTGCTACGGCCTATGCGCTTGCGGATGTCATCCTTGCTTTCAACCTGAATGCGACCTCTGCTCATGACCTTCCAGTGTGGCGCCGTAAGGTCGCCTGTCAGCCTATCGTCCGGCGGCAACGCCACTTGGTCGCCGTTATTGGGATCAAGGCGTTCGCGCAGCCGCCACCAAGCAGCAGCCCGTTTGTTCACGAAGCCAAGCTCTCCCGTCTTGTCCATGATCGGGTTCTTAGCCCTATCCGCCGCAGCCTCCGCTGCGTTGAATGCCTCGACGCTGCTACCAAGTTCTCGTAGCCGGTGGACGACGCCAGCACCCAAGCCGATCACATCGACCACAGCGCGGCCAGACTTGGCTTGTAAGATCCCTTGCACCATGCCAGCCGTGACCATCGTGTCCTGCGCGTTGTAGCGACGCAGCTCGGTGATGCCCATCAATGGGAGCCCAGGCTGCGGATCGCAGTCGTAGCGCAACGCCAAGACCGTTGTATCCTCGCCCTCGCCGGCTACGTCCACACCAACACCGGTGAAGCGCCCCTGAAAGCCATGCTCCTGCCACTCCCGCCAGCGCTCATTGGCCAGCTCTATCCAGGCCAGCGGGATCACGCTGTCCTCGTCAGACGCAGCAAACTCGCCGAGGACACGGTTCTGGTAGACCGCTGAACCTTCGCCCCACTGTGCCTTGCGCTGCTCGGCCCAGTCTTGATTCATGCGGCCAGCCGTTATGACCTCACGCTGCGTCACATGCCGAACGTGCCAGTCCTCAAGGCCAGGAGCCCGCTTGTGAACCTCGTAGAAGCGCCCGTATGGTTCGCCGGGCGTGCTGATCATCAAGGCGTAGGCATTGCCTGAGGAAAGGGCGCCTTCGGCAGCATCGAACGTGTCGTCGATGATGCTCTTGGCCTCGTCAAAGATGTAGAGGATGTGGTCAGCGTGAGCGCCTTCGAGGAGCCCCGGCTGATCCGAGGCCAACGCGAAGGCTTCGCCCGTTGAGAGGCTCAGTTGAAGCGCGAGGAGCTCAGAACGCCCGTCGAAAGGCTCTCGACCGATGTAGTCCCACCGTAGTAGTCTCGCCCACTTGTGTATTTCAGGCCACAGGAAGTGCGTAAGCTGACGCCAGGCGCTTGCCGTCGTCGGTATCTTCCAGTCCTCACCATCCCGAGTGAGAGCGAACCACAACACGAGCCAAGCAGCGAGGGCTGTCTTACCAAGACCGTGCGGCCCCCGAACGGACACACGTTTCTTCGAAAGAAGCGACTCGAGGATTTCAAGTTGATATGATGTCGGGCCTTGGCCCTCAGGCCACTGGAAGCAATCAAGGACGAAGCCTTTAGGATCACTCTGATAACGAGAGAGAACGCTGCTCCGCTCTCTGGCTGGCTCCGAGAATGACAAAGACCTTATCGGAGAGGATGCCAAGGAAAATGCCTGCTTTGTCCGCGTCCTGCTTGAGCCACCATTCGCGGTCGCGATATGCGTCCAATCCAGTCTCGATGGTATCGAGGTACTTATTGAGGAGCCTGACACCGCGATCCTCTATCTCTTGTTTAAGTGGGCCATTTAGGCCAGCCCCTGCAATCTGAGCCCATCGTTTGACAGTAGAGGGCGGAAGCCCAAGCTCTTTAGCGACAGCATAGGCGGTCCGACCACTGACGACCTCGGCCAACACCTTCGCTTTGATTTCAGGGCTATGCACAAGTTCATTTCCTCAGACGTCTGGGAACTGCATCACGCGGTGCAACAGCACCAGCGGGTGTCTATGGTAAGCAGCGGTACAGACCGGCGGATTGAAGCCGCCCTAGGAACAGAGCGGGTGAGCGTGGGAGGCTACGGGAAGAGGTGCAGGCGACTCCAAAACCGTAGGTCGCGGGTTCGAATCCTGCCACCCCTGCCATTTGTCGCCTCATTTCGTGCCTAGCATAAGCACAATGGCGACCTCTCTGCAACTACCGCTGACGTCGGTGCTACAACGGGTGCAACTTAATCCCTTTGGGGAGGTAGTGTAGCGGAGCCCAAAAGCGGAGCGGAGCGCTGGGAGGTGTGGCAATCCGCTACTGTGGACCGTAT